ACTATTTGGTACTTTACAAAACATAGGTCTAGTTTGGGCAACGCTAAATCCTTTAGCCTTACCCACAGCATAATTTTTAATCTTATCAAGAATTTTAGTATCAAATTTCCCAGCTAATTTAGCCCCTAATTTACTCTCTAACGCCATCATGACTTTATCTAAGGCAAGTGTCCCAAAACTTTTGAGGTAATCTATTCCGACTGAAGCCACGTATTTCACATTTGTAGGTATTGACCCTGCAAATTTTTGAGCTATCGTTTTACCATACTCAACCGCAGAATTTGCAAACCCTTTAAGTGGTTCAAGTATTTTTGATAAAAATGGTAATTTACCTACTAACCATTCAATACCTTGACCAACAAAACTGGAAACTTTAGAAACTGCGTTACCAAAAGTGGTTGCAATTTTTGTTGTCCATTCCGCTAATTTTGGGAATTTATCCGCCAAAGTCTTTACAAATCCTTCTATAGTTCTTTCTTTTTTCAATACCTCTTCCGCCGGTTTCATTGCTTTACTAACACCAAATCCCGCCAATACTGTTGAAAACAGATCTAATATAAGGTTGAACCAACTGAACTTTTTACTCCCTTTATTTAATTGATAAACATCAAAGGCGCTTAATACGCCGTATAGAAGTACATTTATACCGGCACCTATTGGTCCAGTGACCGCCAATATTGTTGTTGCAATAGTACCACCAATACCACTAAGTATCTTTCTAAATCCTTCCATAATGTCCTCAAAAGACATACCTCTGAGGGCATCAATTGCTTTATCGGCACCTTTTATTAATGTACCTACAGGTGTGTATCCAGCAAAATCACTCATCTCAGCATTTAACCAAGATTTTAAATTTTTATATTGTTTAGTCATTGCAATCCTTTTATTTAAGGCCTCTAAAGTTTCTTTGTTTTTGATTTTTTTGATTGCTGCAAGTGCCAAACCTTCATTAGTACCATCATAATCTGTTAATACTCTATCACCATCCATATCAAGTGCCTTCATCAATTCTTGGAATATTGAGTTAGCAGTTTTAGTCGCCTGTTGTTGTATTTTTTGTTTTGATGTTTGGATTTGTTGTGGTGTAAGTTTTGCTGGTGGGTTCGTACCTGGTTTTGGTGTTGGTGCTTCTAAAATATTTATATAATTGGTATTGTAACTTTTTTGTTCTGTAACTAATTTTGACGAATCGTAATTCATCAAAAAATTAATTCTATTTACCTCCTCATTTAATATATTATTAGCCATATACCTAATAAATATTATTAATGCTGAAAAAATGCACAAAAAAACCTTGTAAAATAATCTACAAGGTCAATGTTTTGCCGGTCGCTCCATAAAAATAAAAACCTGAGATTACAGTTTTTTGTGAGAACCTTTAGTAGTATTATTGTTTCCCTACTTATCCACCATCTTTTGAATGGTATTTCTCAGTGACGATTAGTTAGACCAATCACTCCTTAAGATAACAGTTACTCTCTTATTACTTGACTCTCTCCGAGAATGCCTTCCCAGTTGGTCCTTGCGGGACTAGAGGTGTTTGGTAAGAATATCGTTAAACTTGCGGTTTAGACGATGCAATGAACGGCTCATTACTATGTAGTCACCTTTCACTGTTACCTGACGGACACTTTTGCTTTAAGTTATATCATGAATTTTACTTCCTAATTGTAAAATAAAGTTTTTGTGTCGTGGATTGGAGAAGTAGTGGTCCGTCACGGGCTTCGTTATCTTTTGAACAACGAAATACTCAACTACTCCTTGAAATGTCCCCATTTCCATATTTTTAGACTACTTCATTACAGGGTTTTGGTAAACCCACGTAAGGGAAGGTAGCGACACCACTCGTTCTCCTTCTTACCTTGTGGTACTTCCACTTGGTTTTAAGTAACCTATCATATTGGAACACGCAATATTGATGTCGGATAACATCAGTTTTTGCAATATTCCTACGGGTTATTCCTATTGGTGTTCCCACCTCAAACGGACGACCCACACCGCCCATTCATTTTGCCTTATTCTTTACAGCGTTGCCCTCAATACTAAAGCCAAAACGGTATCCCGCTTGTGTACTCGAGTTCGGTTACCCAAACCGCAAACCCAACACACTTAAGGGTTCACTTTATCCTACTTTCGTAGTTTATTTTATGGACTATACACGGCCCAAGATCTTCATGTCAACTACTTTTAAAGAAAGGGGGGTTAATCTCTAACTTAATTCAAGTCGATCACTTCAATCGATAATAATTTCAAAGAACTTTTCAGGACTTTTCCTGATTTGTTTTACAAAGTTAAGACTTTTATTTCTATCTGTCAAGTACCTTGTGAACTTTTTTTAAAATTTCTCTACAAAAACATCGTGGGTTCCGTATTTATTTGCCTGTGCGGTTGCAAACTCAGCACTGGGGGTATAATACTTCTTCCCATCTTGTCCATAGTAAGAAAAAATTAAATTTTCAATAACTACAGTTTCACTCATAAAAAGAGTTTTAATGGTTAATATTTCAACTATTTTATTAGGACTTTTCCTAATTGTTTAACAAATTTAATACTAATATTTTGATTTGTCAACTTACCAATAAAAAAAATTTGATTTTGTTAAGGTATTTATAAATATATCCTCACATACCAAAAAAACATAAAATAATTAATTTTTTTTATTTTTTTTTATAGTATTTATATTATATGAAAATAAACATCAACGATAACGTCTTTAAATGTAAAGTTTGTAACACAACAGACTCAATAACATCAGGTATGATGAATCAAACGTTTAATCATAATTTTAATGGTATGGTTTTTATGATGCCAGAAAAAACCGAACAAGAGTTTTGGATGTATAATTGTTTAATACCTTTAGATATTATTATGATTGATGGTGATACTATAACAAAAATTAATCGTAATTGTCAACCTTGTGACGATAAAACAAACTGTGACTATTATTCAGGTTATGGTGATAGAGTTTTAGAAATAGATGGTGGAGTATGTGATGAATTAGGTATTAAGGAAGGTGATAAAGTCAGAACTTCTTTATATTAACTATTTTTAATTTTCTTATTAAGGATATCAACAAACGCATCTTTCATTTCTCTTACCAAATCTGAATATGTTCTTGCCTCTTTTTGGTTTGGCACATTTTCAACATCAATACCTTCTCTTCTCATTTGGTTAAGCGCCACTTCAATTTGTTTTTCAGACAATTTTCTAAATCTTAAAAGTTTTTGTCTAATGTCTTTAATAAAGTTATTACCACCTTCATAAAATGCAATTGGTAACGTTTCTGTCGGTAAATCTTTTGTGTAAGGTTTGTCATATCCACTATAAAGGAAGTTAATGCCTGAGATATTTGTAATACACTTATGTCCACCTGAGTTTGCCATTAAGAAGTCATAACCATTAATAGTTTGTTTTTCAGGGTCGAATGAAGGCATTTTTCCATAAAGTGCCATCATATCTTTTGATGTAAATCCTACTGACTCTGGTGTTGCCTCTCTTTCAGCAATCTTTTTGATTGTTCTAAAATTTAATACTTGTTTTTCTAATTCAGGTTTGAATAAATCTAAAATTTCATCTTTAATTTCACCTAAATTTATTCCTTTAAGCGCTCTTTCTTCTTTGAATGGGTTACATGATGCTTGAACCATACCAACTTGACCTCCAAGACCTGTAACTAAAAAGTCAGCATCAGGATTCAATCTAAATGGTACGTACCTATCATATGAACCTTTTTTCATACTACCAAGCCCAAACTGAGAAATAACATTACCTGTTTTTTCAATAACACCCTCTTTTTGTCTTGCTTGTAAGAATTTTTCTTGGTTTTGTGTCATTGTTTCGACTGTGGCATAACCTTGTTCTTTAGCCATTGCCTTAATATTGTTTAATATACTAAGTAATGTTGGTTTTGATTTCATTACCAAAGTTTCCAAGAAGTTAGGATTGTTTTTGTAAGCCAACAATAATTTGTTAACTACAAGTCCCATCATCATTTTATTTTTCTTTAACGAACTATCTTTATCAAAATTATATAAGAAATTCATAACCATTTCAGGTGTGATTTTGTTTACAGCAAAGTTTGCAGAGTCTACTGTTGATATCAACATAATATCATCAGATGGGAAAATCTCTTTTGGTGAAATAACTTGTGAAATAGTCTCAACATTGGATCTTGCACTTTTAAAGCTAGTCGCTGTGTCGTCTTCAACCCCCGCTTGACTATCATGGTGGTCTGTATGTATGACAAACATTGGTTTACCGTGTGCAAAATCCACAAGGACAGGCATTACGTTACCTTCTCCTTCTGGTTTTTTAATTGCAAACTCTTTTGACCCATATTGAATTACTTCACATTCAACTACATCAATACCATATTGCTCCAAATAGTTCTTCATGGCAATCGCAGTTGTCACCCCATCTAAGTCTTGATGAAAATAAATTTTAGCCTTTTTATATCTTTTAGCAAGATTATTAATATCTCTAATACCCGATTCTTTAATCAGCATTTTATATTGGCTTTCCGTTATAATAATTTTCATACTAATAAATACCCTGTAAAATAAAAAAACCCAATTAAATTGGGTTTTCTGTTATTGTTTCAAGTGTCTTGAAGTAATCAACTCTTGTTTGTGATATTTTTGCATAATTTTCACTAAGTTCAATACCCAACCATCTTCGGTCTAATACTTGTGCCGCAACTAAACTAGTACCACTTCCGGAGAACGGGTCTAATACTATATCGTTCTTGTAGGATAATATCTTAATCGCCTTGGTAGGGATGTCCATCGAGAACGTTGCCTTGGTGAGTGATTTAGTATCTGCAAAGTAATTCCACTGACCAAAAACAAGTTCCATAAACTCTTTCTTATCGTTTTCTTCATAAACTATTTTTTTCTTTAATGTTCCATCCTCTTGTTCTATTTCGGTTGGAACTCCTTTCCATTGTGGTTCACCTTTAACTTTTTTAATGTGTTGTTTTTTGTAAGCTAATATAACACATTCTTTTGGGTTATAGATATATGGGCTTGATGGGCTCATCCAAGAACCCCAAGCAGTGGTTTTACTTCTATGTGGTGATTGTTCTTCAAGGTCAACAATACCAAAGAAACCAAAACCGATCTCTTTCATGATTTGCCACATTTCAGAAACAAAAAAGATACGTCCACCTTTTTTCTGTCTATTAATCTCATAAGGAATGTTAAGAGCAATTCTACCATCATCCTTTAAAACATTGTACGCTTCTGTTAACCAATTTTTGGCAAATACTTTATATTCTTCAAATTCAACATCATCCTCATGAACATCATAATCGATACCAACTCCGTAAGGTGGTGATGTTACAATTAAATCAATACAACCTTCGGGTAATGTTTTCATTACCTCAACGCAGTCTCCGTTTATAATTCTTCCAGTTTCTATCATTTTAAAATATTATTTTTATTAATTCATATATAAATCCCCACGTCAATAGTATTGTACCAATCATAATACATCCAAGTAAAATTCGATAACTTGTTTCAACGTTATTCCTTGATTTACCTTGGTATTCATTTGGGTCCCAATCTTCCATATCTAAAATGTTTGTGCAATAATTTGTGCCAATTTATAACCTGTGAACGCACCTATTGCGGCAGACCCCGGTAAAACTATAAATTTACCCAACATCGTTTCATACTTCTTTCTATTAACAATATAAGAAATTAATATATAATAGACAATATAGTTAATTAAAACTAAAAAGTCCAGTTCTTTTGCCGCAAATACAACAATAGAGTTTCCAAGAAACCCCCACATAAAGTTAATGAGGGTTTCACGGATTAATTCGTTTGGTGTTGTTATTGCATCCAACACACTTATCTCTTTATCAAGACCTGTTTTTTTCAAGGGTTTCGATGTGGTGTTGGAGGTACCAGAGGGCTTTTCTGGGTTTCGATGTGGTGTTGGAGGTACCAGAGGGCTTTTCTGAGATCCTCAAGTTCTTTGTCTTTTCCTTTTTTTCCTGCACGTGATATATATTTTACTGTATTTCCTAAACTAAATCCTAAACCCCAAGCGTCAATCACTTTGATTGCTTCGTATGGGTTATTTTGTCCTCCGTAATGTTTTGGGTGATTAACTTGTTCTACTTTTGGTGGTGGGCACTGACAAGGCCCTGTTCCACCACATACACATTCTTTATCCATTATTCGGCCTCTTCTTCTCTATATTCACTTAATAACTCATCGTTAGTTATAGTCCCATACTTCCCACTTAGACCTTCTATTTTCACATCTTTATTCATCATATCTCTCATTTCATATATTTGTTCGGCCGTTTTTAAAGATGTAACAATTTCTTTAATAATTTTATATGGGTCCGCGTTTGAACCAGGTCTACGGTCTTCAACATAACCTTTCCATTCTTTTGCTGTTTCCTGAGGAACCCTAATGGATGCTCCTCTGTCAGATATCCCCCAACTAAATTTATCAATAGATTGTGTTTCATACTCACCTGTAAGTCGTAAATTGTTATTAGAACCATAAGCTTTAATATGGTTTTCATGTCTTGAACTAAAGGAGTTGAATATAGATTCAAAGAATTTGTAACCTCCTTCATTTCTCATTCTATCATCAGAAAAATTAGTATGTAATCCTGATCCATTCCATTCTCCGTGAGTCAAAGGTTTTGGGTGGATATCAATATGATATCCATATTTTTCAGAAATTTTATATAGGAGGTACCTACTCATCCAAAGGTCATCACCACCTTTTAATTTTCCCTTTGAGAAAACTTGGTATTCCCATTGACCTAACGCCACTTCTGCATTTGTGCCGGTAATGTTAATTCCGTATTCCAAACACATATCTAAATGTTCCTCAACAAAATCACGACCAACAACATTATGCCCAACACCACAATAATATTCACCCTGACCCTTTAAAATATTTCTTTTGTGTCCTAAAATAGTTCCGTTAATCTCTTCACGAATAAAATATTCTTGTTCAAACCCAAACCATAAATCTTCTTGTTCTCCATTAAGTTCGGCCCTTTTATTGGTGTCGTGAGGTGTCCCATCAGGATTTAATACCTCACATAAAACATAAACTGTACTATTTTTTAAAGGAAAATTATATCTTGTATAAATTCTGACCGGATTTAATAATCTATCAGAATTACCGGTATCTGCTTGATTTGTAGATGACCCATCAAAATTCCAAACAGGTAATTTACCCACTTGAACAGCATCTTTAATTGATTCGTAGTCTACAATTTTAACTTTACTTCTAAGGTTTGGTTCAGGTTTGTAACCATCTATCCAAACATATTCTAATTTAACTTTCATTTATTTTGATTTATATAATTAATTATTGTTTCTTTAGATTCGCCACTATTATAAAGTCGATATACGGCACGAGAAAATTCGT